TGGCGGGCTGCTTGGCGACCAAGGCCAGCCCATCGACTCCATGATCTTGCCTGAGATAATCTTGCAGGCCAAGGAACTCGATCAGGGCGAGGCATACTTCCAGCTTCAGCACATGCTGAATACGACACTTCAAGATGGTATGCGGTTCCCGCTAAAGCCCGAGAAGCTCGTGCTCCTGAGCACGGACCAAGAGCGCATGCCCTTGACCATCGTGCGCGGAATGACGGAAGACCTGATGGTCGAGCGCAGCGTGGCAGACTTCCCTTTCCGTCTCGCGCTGCCACATGAACTCTCGAAAGAGACTGCGTTGTTCCAGAGCGTGTGGGGCTACGTCGATCCCGCCCCTGGCGGGGCCAATGCCGATGAGACCGCATACGCCATCGGGGGCTTCCTCAACGGCAACGTGATCTTGCTCGCCTGCGGCGGCATCCCTGGTGGCTACGAACTCGAAAAGCTCGAAGCCCTAGCCCAAGTCTTCAAGGCGTACCCGAAACTTTCGGGCATCACCATCGAGAAGAACATGGGCTTCGGGGCGTTCCGCGAAGTCTGGACGCCGGTGCTACGCCAGCACGTGCAGAACTGCCAGATCGAGGACGACCTCGTTACCGGGCAGAAGGAGCTACGGATTATCAACACGCTATCACCCCTCATCGGGCGCGGCGGGTTGATAATCGACGAGAGCGTGATCGCGGAGGACCGGGCTCGATGCGCGGTCTATAGCAATGCGCTCCAGCAGACGTACTCCCTGTTCTATCAGCTTGCGAAGCTGAGCGCGACTCGCAACGCGCTAATCCATGATGACCGGGCTGATGCCCTCGAAGGTCTCGTGCGCCACTTCCAAGCCGCCATTGCGCAAGATCAGGCCAAGGGCCTTGCTCGCACGAGGGCGCTCGCCCATGCTGAGGCGATTAAAGACCCAGTGGGTCACCAGCGGTACTCTATGAAGGGTCCGCAATCCGGGTTCGGCTCGATGCTCCGGCGTCGTCGCTAACCTCCGTTTCCAACCTTCCCACATTTCAAGTACGGGATAGTTGGGCCATGCCCTCCGGGGCCTCTCGCAAAGGAACTACCATGCGCGACACTTCCATCGTTTCTCCCGGCATCCTGTCCAACGGCTTTCTGATCCGCCGTGAAGCGGCCAAGGCCATCAGCACCATCGAAATCCAGTGCTCCCGTACCCCGGGTGGCAAGACGCCGTCTGCCGCCAAGCTCAAGGCTTTCTTTGACGACTGCTCCGCCAAGCTCGTGGCCTTCGTCGAACTCGTGCTGCCCACCGTCACCACGCGCGTGCGCACGTCGGCCACCCTGGCGACGATCACGATGTCTGAAGCCCTGACGCCCACGAATGGCTCGCTGCCCGTTAGCGCCTTCGTCTTCACGCCGGCTCGTACCGTGACCAACGTGCAGACCACGGGCTCGACGATCCTCATCACCGTGGCCGCTGGACTGACGGTCGGTGACTCCTTGACCTACACTCCGCCCGCTGGCACCGTCTCGGCCGGCAACCCGGTCCTGCAAGTCAATGGCGTCAAGGACGTTGCCGGCAACCTCGCCGCCACGTTCACTGGCGTCCTGGCGTAAACCATGAAGCGCATCTACGAGAAGGCCCTGGAAATCGGGGCTAGCATCGTGGTGCGTCGAGCGGCTACGGTCCTGGTACTGTCCGCTACGGGCACGGCTATTCTCATGCAGGACGAGGGCACGGTTAACACCGTATACCTCGATCCAGTGAAGATAGCTACTGTCTGCACCGGGCACGTGACCCGTGAGCATGTAGGCACCCAGAAGACCGACGCCGAGTGCGCTGAGCTTCTGGTGGCCGATACTGGCATCGCTCAGGCTGCCGTCCGCAAGGGCGTCGCCGTGCCTATCAGCCAGACGCAATACGATAGACTAGTCTCGTTCACGTTCAACGTGGGTGTGGCGAACTTCAAGTCCAGCACCTTGCTCCGCAAGCTCAATGCCGGTGAATGTCGAGCGGCTGCGGAGGAGTTCCTCCGCTGGACCAAGGCGCGCGGCCAGACCCTCAAGGGCTTGGTACTGCGGCGTCAGCGCGACCGGGACGCATTCATTGCGGACTGCCCATGAGGATAGTACGCACCACTGCTACCGACCCCCGGCTCCCGGGCCTGCAAGCCTTCTGCCTCCCTTTCGACGATCCTCGTGACTTCGTAAATGACGCTGTGTGGCTCGCTCTAGAGGGTGACGCAGAGGTAGGCTTCGCCTCCGTGTGCATCACGGGCCGTATGGCCTACCTGAGCCGTGCCGGAGTGGTTCCCTCGCACCGCGGTCGTGGACTTCAGAAGCGCATGATCAGAGCACGGGTGGCATACGCCAAGCGCAATGGCTGCGAATGTGTCATCACCGACACCACAACCTCGAACCTTGCCTCTGCGAACTCCCTGATAACTTCAGGTTTCAAGCTATATCGTCCTCAGTGGTCATGGGCTCTGTCTGACTCCCTGTACTGGAGGCTAGAGCTATGCTGATCCCACGAATCCCCGTCTCATGGTACGCCGTCGCAGCGCTATCCGTAGCCTTGGTGGGTAGCGTGTGGGCGCTCAAGCGCGCTTACGAACACTCGGCTACCCAAACCGCCCAGATCAAGACCCTTAACCTAGGGCTTGTACGGGCCGCTGAGCAACGCGCACTCGACAGGGCCACACTGGATCGACTTGCCAAGAAAAATGCTGCTACGGCCCGGGAAACCGCCCTGGCGGGGGCCGCTCTCCAGCAGGCCATCAAGCAGAATCAGGAATGGGGCTCGCAGCCCGTGCCCAAGGAGGTCCAAGATGCGCTACGGCAGCCGTAAACTTCTCATGACCCTCATCGGAATCGCGCTCGCGGGCGCCCTGGCGTATATCGACAAGCTCTCGCCGGCTGCGGCGACCCTCATCGGCTCCCTGGTCTCAGGCTACCTCGCCTCCAACGTGACTCAGAAGGCGGTGACCAGTGCTCCCGAATGATTTCATGCGCAGGTTCGTCCTACTCTGGCTGATCCCTCTGACTATTGCTACCCTCCTGGGACTCTCTGGATGTGCGGTTGTTCGGAATCCCCCGGATGTGCGCCCGGATGCCTCACTTCTGCAACCTTGCCCTGACCCTGAAGGCAGTGCCGAGACCAACAGCGCCTTAGCTGCATGGTTCCTGGCATACCGCCAAGCTCTGCGGTCGTGCAACAACCAGATTACCACATTCAAGGAGACACACCAATGAGTTTGTACAAAGTCATTGCGTCGCCGGAAGGCAGACCCAAGCTAGCAGATGGTAACTTCTGGCAGATCACACCAGCAGAGTTGATAGGTGCCAACGCAGGCCAGCGCGGCGACCTAATCCAGACAACGTGGAAAGTGTATCAGTTGTCTACTGACCCGTCCATCATTCTGAAATCAGACGGTTTTCAGATCGTTCCTATTCAGGATGCTGCGTCAGTGGCGTTTCAGCAAGGGAGCAGTAGCCCTGTGTTCATTGACAACCTCACTAGGTTGCTAATTGACGCATCTGGGGCAGCCGTGGCTGTGTCTGGTGGCGGCGTGCTAATACCGGAGTATGCAAACTTTTCGGCACTTCCTGTGTCTGCAACTGCAGGTGACAAGGCAATTGCTATCTCGGCACAGGGCGTGTACTTCGTCAACCGAAAAGAATCCGGCCTCTACCGCTATAACGGCTCTGCGTGGGTATACCTTGGGTCTTTGCCAGAGGGATACTTCACAGACAATGTGACCAGCTTCTTCGACGATGCTGACCCCACCAAGAAGGGTGGCTTCCAGTTGTCAGGGATTGCCCCTGGCGCAAGCCGCATATTGTCGTGGCCCGACAAGAGCGGTACCATTGCCTGCCTGGATGACATGGTTCCGGGCCCTCAAGGACCTGTTGGAGCCACGGGCCCTACGGGCCCTCAAGGACCTGTTGGAGCCACGGGCCCTACGGGCCCTCAAGGACCTCAAGGCATTCAGGGCGTTCCGGGTGTCAACGTATCATCGTCTATCGCTATGATTACCGTAGCCCCGGCTGCTTTCTACACGACGGTAGTCTCCTACACAGATGTGCTGGCCTCACTCGCACAGCCTGTTGAGTGTCGGCTATACCCTAATGCGGATTTCGACTCGGACGATCTTGCGGAGTATGACGTAGTTGGGGAAGCCCTTTCTGGTTCGGTATCCTTCTGCATTTCATCGGCCGGCCCAATTGTCGGAACCTTCACAATCCACTACAAACTAGGATGACCTCATGAGTACATCACGAAATCTATCCGGCGTATTCATGCCGCATCCCGAGCGGCGGGAAGCCTCAGGGACTCTCAACGCAGTCAACGCTGAGGTTGCCCTTGACCTTAACGGGGACAATAGCGCTACCGTCTACCTTAACGCGCCCTCTGCCTGGACTGGCACCTATGTCGTCGAAGTTAGCCCCGACGGGACCAACTACTATGCGGCGCTAGCATGGCCCTATACCCCGGGCTGTATCAACGGCACCATCCCGGTAGCAGGCCAGCCTCTTACCCTCGAAGCTAGCACCCTGGCCATCCAGCGCGTCTTGTGCGTAGCCGTTGGTGGGATGAAGAAAATCCGCGTCCGAGCTTCCGCCTGGACTTCGGGCTCTCTCCCCACTCAGATTGTCAGCGATGTCACTGACAGCATCAGCCCCTACGTCCGCGACCAGCGCGCTGGCACTCTGCTTGTGACCGTCACAGGTGCGGTAAGCGCTACTATTACTGTAACCCTCCCAGCAGTTACTGGTCTTCGACACTACGTTGATTTCATAAAGGTAACTCGGAGTGCTACTGCGGCCCTCACCCCGTCTGCAACCCCCGTTGTGGTAACCACAACCAACCTGCCCGGATCACCCGCATTCACCTTTGGATCAGATGCCGGAGGTGTTGGTCTGGATATTGAACGAGAAATCGGGTATGGTTCATCTGGTGGCGCCGCTGCTGGAATCAGCACCGCTACCACAGTGGTAGCCCCTTCCTACACGGGCGTCATCTGGCGCATTACTGTAGCCTACCGTCTCGGTTTGTAACTAAGGATAATATCATGACCGCTCGCCAATTGCAAGCCTCAGTCCCCGGCATCCAGGTTGCCATCGTTCCTCTGGACGCAACCGTGCTCGAAGGATTCAAGAGAATCTTCTGCCTGACCTCCGGCAACCTTGTCATGCAAGGCAAAGAGGGTATCAGCGTCACGTACCCTATGACCTCCGGGCAATCCCTGGAGTTCTCTCCCACGAAGATCATGACGGCAACAACGGGCACCTACGTCGGGCATAGGTAACCCGCCAAAGGTCCTAAAGACCCCGCCACGCCCCTAACGAGGGCTCCTAGGTACCAGCGCATGGCTTCTGCCAGTAGCGCCTCCTAGGGGCTCTAATGCCTGCTGACGCTGCGCGCCGGGAGCCCAGTCTCAAAACTGGTCCGGGATTACGAGGGGGCACATCCGACCGCGGCACGCGTGCTCTCCCCCGTAGGCCCTCGCGGGCGCCTGCCTGCGCACCTAGTGGGTGGGGGCCGGGTGCCTGCGTGCGGGCGCCTAGGCGGGCCCCTGCGGGCCTGCATGCGGGAGCGTGTGGGTGCACCCCTAGGTACGTGTGCGCGTGCGCTGGCGGGGCCTGTGCTTGCGGCTACGGGCGGGCATCTGTCTCTGGGCTACGCGCATGCGTGCCTGCTGGGGCGCCCACGTGGCGCGCGGCTGGAAGGCTCTGGGCTGGGCCTCCGGGTTTACCCTATTGACGCCGCTTCCGAGCCGTGTCACATTAGAGGCTCTCTAGGGCACCGGGTTAATCCGGTACGCTAGATGCACAAGAGGGCGCATCTATCGAAGCGGCCTGCCAGTAGGCTCTTAGGGGGCTTGCCAGGTAGGTCAGTCTCTGATACATTCGGACCCTTGTGACAGATAGGCAGACAGGTAGCTAGTTGGCAGAGGGGCTTGACAGTCCCGAGCAGATAAGCTACAGTGTAGGCTAGACAGTGAGGAGTGAGCACGTAGGCTAGGGTTAGCCCTAGTTGACAGCTAGGCTCTAATCTGTTAGAGTGTAGGCAAGCTAGGACGCCCCAGTGTTAGTGACTGGACCACCTAGATTGTACGAGCGACAGTCAATGACGTGTAGGCTCTTGTAAGGCTAGTGAGGTTAGCTCAGCTATAGGTCACCGGATAGGTGATGGATGAGTATGCCTTGATGATCCTTATGAGTAGGTTTACTAGGCTCCCTGTGTGTACCAGCAGGTTAAATGTGGCGAAGGGTAGGGATTCCGCCTACTCCTGCACCCGGCGATACCGAGAGGGATACCGGATGACAGTATTAGGCTAGGATAGCTAATAGCTTAGAAGTCTGAGGGTTATGGGTGTAGGGCATGTGGATATCGTGACATGCTACCTGCTTCTTGATAGATAGCTTAGAGAGTATCTGTCAGGATGCAGGATTGAGGGTGTAGATCATACGACCGAACTCCGTGGCCTTTACCAATGATCGAGCTAACGTGCGTCAGGTACTGTCACTGTGATGCATCCTCAATCCTGCATGTGCAGGGAACACCTAAGGAAGCACAATGCGCACCAATATCATCTCTGACGTTGCAGAACTCGGCAAACTCATCGAGGGCATTACCTCACGTGGCAAGAGGCTGGATGGGGACATCCACATCGCGGCCATGAGCGCAGTGAGCCATTTTGCACAGCACGGGGACGATACCTACGTCAATCGGCTGTACATCGCAATGCCCAAGGGTTCCCGTCACGTGGCGCTGACCGAATGGCTTTTGCAGTTCGGTGGCGTCATGGCGAACGAGGACAAGGGCACGAACAAGAAGCGCCCGTTCTGCAAGGACGGGAACAAGGCCGTGAACCTCGAAGACGGGGACAAGACCCCTTGGTTCACCATGAAGGCCAGCAAGGCCCCTGACGAGGTGATCGACCTCCTCAAGCTCACGCTGGCCGTCATCAAGAAGGCTGCATCGCCCAAGGAGGGACAAGAGGTCGCCCACGGTGAAATGCTGGCGGACTTGCAGGCCTTGGCCGAGAAGTTTGCCCCGGTCGATGAAGTCGCCGACGCGACTGCTGACCCTCAAGGCTGATAGACCGTAGCCTCTTGGCCCTAGCTAACGCTGGGGCCTTGAGAGTGCGCTCTGCACTGCAACAGGGAGAACGCCATGTGCTTAGACAATCTCACCAAGCGTGAAGCCCGCTTGCTCTACATTCTGGTCTGCGTGGTCTTCTGGTCCGCAATATTTGCGGTGGCGCTATGATAACCAAGCACAAGTATTACCTAATCGCTTGGCGCGCCGGCTTCTCGTCAGGGCACATGTTCAGCATCCGCAAGGAGTCTAACTGGTGCTTCGTTCTCACAGTCCACGTGAATCCTGATCCCGGCGATGGGTGGTAAGGATTCCCAAGGCTTTCAACGGTCACACGCCCTTGAGCCCTACTAACGTCTAGCCTCGACGCATAGCAGGCCGCAGCACGGCGTACAATGCGAGGGTTCCCGACCTCTTCCCGGGCACCGAAAGCGTCAACGGCTTAGGGTAAGGTAACAGTTGGGCCGTGGCCCACGTGAGCCCACGGCAGAGAGTCCATGTCCGAAAAATGCGGCCACGAATGTTGGAGGTCGCCCTGGGCTCTCTGCTGTGTGCTCGAAAGCAAGTGAAGGTTATCGCCTGTTTTCAGGCCCGCCTCGCCCTGAGTGAGCAAGCCCTAGGAAGGCAGAGCACAGACTGATGGTCTCGGAGTCACACCACCGCGACAACTACGTTCAATGGCCCTCGCTGGTATGCCGTGCACGGCTCAGCAGGTCCATAGCCTTGGATACTCCCTCGCAATCGGGAATCTTCCAAGCACGCGGGCGGTGATGGCTTCGGCCTGAGCGCACCGTCGAGCATCCGATGACGACAGCCGCGGTTAGATTCCGTGCGCTTGGTTGGACCAAGCCTACATCGGGTGCTCGACAGTGCGCTTTGCACTGCAACAGGAGAGGGCTATGGCCCGTGAACCCAACTTGCCGCCCGTCGAGGGCGAGCGATTTGTCATCAGGTGGGCGAATGGTCACTACGTGATCTTCGACCGCGAGCGCTTCGTAGTGGCCCGCACCGCTGGCACCCTAAAGGACATCGAGCGCATATTCCAGACGGGAAAATGATGGAGAGCCCGTATAACTTCCACAGCGCCACGACGCTCTGCTACAGCGAACCTCCCGTCTACTCTCGTGACACGCCCGCCAGCAGGCCCAAGGCATACGAAGAGCTTACCCTATGGGGTAAAGCGAGAGAGGGGCTTAATCCCGCTACCTACTCATGCATTGGATTTCGCCCTGAGGGCGTGCAACGCAGCCTCCGCCGAGTAGTTGAAGTGCTCCCTAGATTCATGGATGAGTGCGAGGCGGAAGCCATCGCGGTCAGGGGCTCAAGCGGAGTGCTATTCGCGGGCATGCTAATGGCACTGTTGCCAGAGCTTCGCGTGATCGTGTGTCGCAAGCCCGGGGAGAATGCGCATTCCCGTGTGTTATGCAACCTTACCGGTGGCGAGCCTGACGTGTTCATGGACGCTTACGTGTTCTTAGACGACTTTGTTAATTCGGGCAAGACTCTTGCCGGTGTGCGCAAGGACTTGTACCCGTATAGGCTAGAGTGCACGGGCATCGTGCAGTATCAGTCCACCGATGCCGAGAACTCCAAGCTACGCAGGCGCGAAACCGAAGGCGTGCCTTGCATCGACTGGACGCTCTGAGTGGCCAGCGGGTTGCACTCCACAAGAGTGCTCCCCAGTGTTCACTTATGATCGGAGGATCGTATGGGCCTTGGCCCTTTGAAGAATGGTCGGCATCAGCCGATCACACCGTATGTAGGCTCGTGGGCAGCTACTACCATCAAGTATTCGGTGTCAGCCGACGCGTTCACGGCCTGTCAGCAGATTCTGGCTGCTGAGGGCTTGGACACACTCGTGCGGGACGCTGCCCGGGAGTGTATTGACCGATACCGCAAGGGGCTCGGCGTTGACCAAGCTGTGGCCCAAGTGCTGGCGGACTATGCGGGCCGGCAAGGTCAACAGAATAGGTGGGGACAATGACTACCCGTGCCACTCTGAACATCGGGCTTTCGAGCTACGAGGGCAGCAATTACGCACCTGAACTTGAATCCATGCTGGTAACGCTACGCAAGGCCAAGGCCCTGGAGTGGCTAGCCAATCTCGGAAAGGACTTCTATGTGGAAGATCGCGCCAATCCAGTTCTGGATGCTGGTAATGAACCGACCATGGTGGTCGTGGTATTCGACATCAGAAAGGATGACATCTCGGAAGCCTCAGTTCGAGGACTCTGTGATCTAATCGGGCAGCACTGTATAGCCGTGCTGAAAGAGAGCGACTTCCCGACATACCAACGTGATGGCTACCTGTGCGGGCGTAACCCGGGGCCGTGGATGCCCTTCGACTTCATGAGGTTCATCGTGCCCTCGCGGAAGATCGCATGAACTGGTGCTTCATCGAATGCATCAGCGGCTGCTACTACTACACGAACTCTTGCTGCAAAAAGGACTGTATGCTGTACATTCTCTCAACCCCGGCCCACAAGCAGACGAACCCGGCCAAGTACCCCGGGCAGATCGTGAATACAACCCCGCAACCCACCACTGCGAAGGCTTACAAGCCCACGCACGGTGGCTACCCGAGCAAGTGATGTTTACCGCGTGGCTGGTTCTCATCAGTCTCGCTAACCCCGCAGAGCCCCCAAAGCTCGTGCGGGGCTTTAGTTCGGTCGAGGCGTGCTACGCCCCGGCCAACAGCGCGGACAATCAAGGCATCATGCCTCTGTACCGCACAGCCGCACCAAAGGGCTATGCCTACGTGTGCATGAAGATCATTTACTCATCCTAGGAGCCACCATGGCAAAGACCATTCGTGAACAGATCGCTGGCGTTGACGCTCAGATCGCCAAACTCAACGCCAAGCGCTCGGATCTCGTGTCAAAGCAAGACAGTGAAGTCGATCCCGCGCACATCATCAGCGGATCGACCGTGACGTTCAGCTATGGAAAGGGTGACACCAAGCGCGAACTCGTGGGCGTCGTCACCGGCGTCAAGCCCGCGAACCCGGCCGAGCCCAAGAGTGCCACTATGATCCGTGTGGCCGTGGGCGATGGCTTCGAGGCACAGATCGTCACCATCTACGCCGCGAGCGTCACAAAGGCGGTGCTCGCCGCCCAACCGAACACGGCCCCGGCCGAGTAAGGAGCCCCGCTGGGGAGGTGGCAACCATACGCGGCAATGATAAGGCCGTCGTCCGTCAGGTAGCAGCCCAGCCCATAGCCCAGACTAAGCCTCTGGGCCTTGGAGTGCGCTGTGCACTGTCAAAGGAGAACCATGTACGTTTACCGCACCCTTCGTGCCGTGGCGCTGGTCCTGCGTAACTTGCAGGTCGAGAGCTATGTCGCCGCCGATTCCCTCGGCCAGAAGGCGAAGGCAGCAGCCCACGCCTATTACGATTCCGTCATCGAGGCGAACTCCACGATGCGATGAAGGCCGCGAAAGGGGCCTGGGAAGACCACATCGACAAGCACGACGAGTTGATGACTGACATCTACGAGGCCCGCACCCTGATGGACCGGGAAGTTCTGTGAAGGCGTGGCGTCTTGCCGCCGCTGTAGCGAAGCGTGTGGCCCTAGCAACAGGGCAGCATGAGAAGGGTCGCCGTTATGGGCGACTGATGAAGGCCGCGGGTTCGAACCGTTCGTTAAAGGCTACGCCCTCGCCGCTGTTCTTTCGCCTGTGCTACCATGCAGGCATCCTGACTCCCACCAACGAAGACGGAGCAACCAGATGACCAACCTCAAAACCACCAGCGACAACAAGGGCTTCGGCACCGGTAAGGGTACGACCGCCCGCATCCGGAATTACTTCGCTGCCGCGTGGAGCGTGGGCAGCGTGAAGGAAGTCGCAGCAACCCTGGACCTGCCGGCACGCCAACTGAACAAGCGCTTTGCTGAACTCGTCAAGGCGGGATATCTCGTCAGTAACGGCAGGTTCAATGGCTCTGCGGACTACCGCCGTCCCTAAGTGCTATCGTACACATCTTGGTGGCCTCAAGCCGAGGCCCTGGATGTGGGGCAAAAGCGCCGTGTCAAGCACGAGTGTGGCAGCGACCGCATTATGCTCGTCAGCCGTTCATATGACGGCTACCGGGCGTGGTGTTTTCGCTGCAATGACGGGGCGTCCGCGCCCCCGCCGCAGGAGTCCTTGTCCGAGAAGTTAGCGCGCCTGACGCGCCAGCGCTCGGCCGATGAGGAAGCCGCGCGGCCCGAACTTCCTGAGCCCCGCGTTTACAGCCTAGATAACTGGCCCATCAAGTGCCGGGTCTGGCTGTATTCTGCGGGGCTTGGGCGCGATAAAATCGGTGAGTTGGGGGCGTACTACCACCCACCTACTGATCGTGTCGTGTTGCCCGTTCTAAAGGGCGGCGTGCCGGTGTTCTGGCTTGCCCGCGCAGTGGATGGGCGGAGTCCTAAATACCTAGCGCCCAGTGCCGACCGGACCACCGTCCTGCCGCGCTATGGGTCGGCAGCCGAGGTGACGCTCACCGAAGACGTGCTCAGCGCGTACAAGGTCGGGATCGCCGGGCACGAGGGGTGGGCCATGATGGGCACACGTGTGGGTGACCATGCGCTGAGCCTCCTTATTCGTCGTCGCGCAAGGGTCAATGTCTGGATGGACAACGACCTCCCCCCTAAACATCCAGTGAATCGAGGGCAGATCGCGGCCTTCAAGATCGGTAAGCAACTTCGGGCCTCAGGGCTAGAGGTGCGCAACATCGTCAGCCCGCGAGACCCAAAACTTATGCATCTGTCAGAAATCAAGGAGCTACTATGCTGATCGTGCAGCACATAAACTGGTTCGATCAGCCCGATGTAACGCATCTCAATGACGAGGAAGGAGCAATCCAATGGAACCTGGCGTGTGCCCTCTATGCAAAGGGCCTCATAACCTATCCAAGTGCCCGCGATGGATCAACTACAAGGAGCGAGGATGAGTCTGGACATCACATCGCTGCGACTGCTAAAGTACCGCGAGCGCTACTTTAGACTGGCGAAGAACGTCCCGCCGAAGGCCCTTGACACGAACACCAAGATCATCCTTGATGACTTCGGTGCCTTCTTCCGAGAGTTCCCGGACTGCAACAAGATTCCGGCCGGTGAGTTCATGCTCTGGTTCAAAGGCTTCCGTCACCCGGGCCTGAAGGACGAGGCGGCGGCGGTGTTCTCGCTGGTGCTGGAGCAAGCCCAGACAGACGTGGACCCGAGCCTAGAGGCCGGCCTCATGGAACGTCTGGTCGCAGCCGACACCGCAGTCAACGTCACCGAACTAATCCAGAAGTGGACGAACGGGGACGAGGTTGACCTGTTCCAAGAGCTTCGCGAGCACGTCGAGCGCTTCGAGGTTCAGGTAGAGCGCAAGATCAAGAACCCCCAGGTTCTAGACCGCATCGAAGACCTTCTCAAGGAGGAGGAGAACGATGAGGGATTCCACTGGCGGCTCCCCTGTCTCAACCGGCATATCAAACCTCTCCGCTCAGGCGATTTCGTTGTTGTTGCTGCGAGACCTGACAAGGGCAAGACAACTTTCTGCTCGGCAGAACTAACGCACATGGCAGCACAGGTGGACGGGATCTATCCAGATGAGAGGCGGTCGATTCTCTGGTTCAATAACGAGGGGCCGGGGCGCCGCATAATCACCCGTAACTTCCAAGCTGCGCTGAACGCCACGGTCGAAGACCTTGTTGTGCTGAGCAACGCGGGCACCATCCGAGACAAGTACGGTGCTGCGCTTGGTGGCCGAGGCGGCACGCTGCGAGTATTCGACATCCACGATATGTGGAACCACGAGGTCGAAGACCTGATGCGTTTGCACAAGCCGGCCGGCGTGCTGTTCGACATGGTGGACAACATCAAGTTCGGCGGCGAGACGAACAACAACGGCCAGCGCACGGACCAATTGCTCGAAGCCATGTACCAGTGGGCGCGGATGATGGGCGTCAAGCACGACTGCTGGGTCATGGCTACGAGCCAGATTAGCGCGGATGGCGACGGCCAGCAGTGGCCCACGCTACCAATGCTAAAGGACAGCAAGACAGGCAAGCAGGGCGCAGCCGATGTCATCATCACCATCGGGACGCTGAACGATCCGAACTTCCTCAATGCCCGATACATCGGCACGACGAAGAACAAGAAGGTCCGCACACGCATGCCTGCCAGCCCCATGACCGAGGTCACGTTCGACGGAGACCGTGGCCGATACAACGAGGTGCAACCATGACCCCATACAACACACTCGGGTACATCCTGAGCCGGGCGCTGCCCATCATCAAGGCCGTGGCCCGGCCGCACGTGCATCTATTCGACCTCGACGGCTCGATGTATATGGGCCGCTGGTCAGTAGTCGATGAGTTCAAGCGCGCCAACGACAGAGACACGACCGAGCGCACGCGGGCAAGCAAGGTGCTGGAATGGGCCACGGGATACACCGCCATTCGCCTGCACTGGATTCGCCGCGCGGACCATGACCGGGACATGCACAACCACCCGTTCAACTACCGCAGCTTCGTCCTCAAGGGATGCTACGCCGAGGAGTATGACGAGCCCGGTATGCACGACAGTAGGTTGCTAGGCTACCGCTGGGTGCATCGAGGTGGCACGGTAACGGGCAGCGAGGACAAGTTCCATCGTATCGACCTAGTGCCCTCCGAGGGCGTTTGGACTCTGTTCTGTATGACTCGGAACACGAACAAGTGGGGCTTCAACCACGAGGGCACATTCATTCGCAGCGCGCGGTACTTCCGAATGCGGGGATATGGCAAGCGGCATATCGGTACCGGTGAGGTGTCCAAGTGAGGTCGGGTTGGGTGTTCACGTCAGCGCCCACCGCGAAGAGAACGACTATGTGCCTGATGCAAACGCCCGAGCGGTGCATCATGGTGGAGACGCCATTCGAGGACGACCACATCGAGACGATGCTGATGATGGCGAACCACTGCGTACGCCGAGGAGACACGCATGAAGTATCTGCAAGAGTGCATTGACACGACACGCATGCTACAAGAGCACGAGCGAGTCCTAGACTTCTGTTTGGCTGGCTCTGCCATTTACCACCCGGAGCCGAAGGACTTGGACTTTCTAGTGCTATGCGTCGGGGAGAACTTCCCCGAGCATGCCCGCTGGGCCTTCGGATCGGAGTTCAGCCTGTGCAGTGAGGATTATGACGGGCAAGGCATACAGTGGGGCGCCCTCCGTAATGGCCCGGTCAACCTAATCGTTACCGTGGACCCGGAGTGGTATAAGCGGGCCAAGCTGGCGAACGAGGTCTGTGCTGCGCTCAAGCTGTTGGACAAGGGAGACCGCATCGTGACCTACCGTGTGATCCGCGACGGGCACAGTGCAGAGCAGGCCAATGCCCGCCGCTACTGGAGCCGCTGATGTTCACAACGTTTGACATCGAGACCACCACTACCACGTCATTCAAGCGCAAAGCCAACCCGTTTGACTCCCGTAACTGGGTGGTCACGGCAGGATTCAAGCACAAGGGTGACACAGGTGTGACGGAACACAGGTTCGGGCGACAGCCGCCTTCGGATGGCTGGCTTATCCCTATCCTAAAGAATACAAAGTTCCTCGTCGGATTTAACATCAAGTTCGACCTACTTCACGCACTACAGACCCCGCTTAACTTGGGTGCATGGATGAAGTACGTCGCCGCTGGTGGGAACGTTTGGGACTGCCAGCTTGCTGAGTATCTGCTGTGCGGGCTCGGCCAGAAGGACCAGATGCTCTCGCTCGATGAGGTTGCTCCCCGATACGGCGGCAACGTCAAGGTGGATGAGGTCAAGGCCCTGTGGGCTGCCGGTGTGCAGACCGAGGACATCGACCCCGAACTGCTGACGCGGTACCTGTGCGGGGGCAAGGACGAGCACGGTCAGTACCAGCTTGGGGACGTGGAGAACACGGAGAAGATCGCCTTCGCTCAGATCGAGCGGGCCAAGGCGTGCGGTCAACTGAACAGCATCATCCTCAACATGGGTGCGCTCTTGTTCACTGTAGAGGCCGAGCGCAACGGCATGCACGTTGACAAGGGGCGCGGCCTCGACATGGCCCGAGTGATGGCCGTCGAGTTGGGGCGGCTGGGCACGGAGCTTGCGAAGTTCCTGCCCGAGGACTTGCCGTTCGACTTCAACTGGAACAGCCGGTTCCACAAGTCCGCCATTATCTTCGGCGGCGAGGTGAACTACGACAGCTACCAGTACGACCTTGCCGATGGCACCACCATCGACATCAAGGACTACGCTGCCTCTGCGGACAAGCCTGCCCGCGTCTACGCCAAGAAGGACGAGACCCATGTGATGCTCGCCAACGGCGGCACGATGGAGCAGTCCCTGTGGGAGCACCTGCAATGGACGCCTGACGGCACGGACACAGAGCCCGTGATCTTCTCTGTCGGCAAGCAGAAGGGCGAGCGCAAGACGAAGAAGGTCAAGGTCGATGATCTGACCAAGCCCAAGGGCCGCAGCTATCGCACCAAGTACCGCTTCGTAAGGCTAACCGAGCCGAGCCGCGATTGGGCAGGTAGTGATGCCGGTGTGTGGAGCACGGCCAGCGAGGTGATAGAGGAGCTTGGCAAGCGGGATATCCCGTTCCTAAAGTTCTTCTCCTCACTCATGTCGATGACGAAAGACCTTGGCACGTACTTCATTAGCACAGATGAGGACGGGAAGTCCAAGGGGATGCTGACGCTTGTAGACCTGAGCGGCCTGATCCACCACAAGCTGAACATGACCAGCACGGTGACGGCCCGCCTGTCATCCAGCGACCCGAACTTGCAGAACATCCCGAAGGGGAACAAGTCCGATGTCAAGCTCCTGTTCGTGTCTCGCTTCGGGCGCTTCATCACGGACGACTTCGGAGACATGGTGTGGGTGCCCCGGGGCAAGATCGTCCAGTCGGACTTCTCCTCGCTGGAGGTGTACGTCCAAGCCATCCTCACGAACTGCAAGAACCTGATCGCGGACTTGAAGGCCGGGCTGGACTTGCACTGTGTGCGCCTCGCTGCGAAGGAGCACATGGAGTACGCCGAGGTGGTCAAGCTGGCAAAGGGTTACAAGCTTCCGGATGGTACTAAGGTTGACGCCATAAAGGAGTGGGACTACAAGCGCACGGGTGCCAAGGTCTACAGCTTCCAAGATGCGTTCGGTGCCGGCGTGCCCAAGATCGCCAAGGAGACAGGCATGTCCGAGGAGGAGGTGCAGGGTATCCGCGATGCGGACAACGCCCGGTATCCCGAGAAGGCCAAGTACTACGAGGACATAACGAAGTCCATTGCGCAGAGTCGCAAGCCGACAGGCATCACCATCCCTCACCCGGATGTGCCGGGCGTGATGTGCTCGCTGGGCCGCGGATTCTTCCGCACCCCGGACGGCAAGCTCTACAGCTATCAAGAGTCCCCCGCGCTGCCGTTCATGGTCAAGCGCGGCACGTACACCAGCTTCTCGCCCACGGAAATCAAGAACTACGTGGTGCAGGGCACAGGTGGTGAGTGGGCCAAGGCTGCGATGTGGCTGGCAGTTCGTGCCTTCTACGCTCGCGGTAACTTTGGCGGGCTGGCGCTTCTGGTCAATCAGGTGCACGATGCGGTCTACGTGGATGCTGACGAGGTCGTGGCCTTCGAGGCTGCGGCCCTGTTGCATGCCTGCATGGAAGGGGCGTCAGACTTCATGGAGTACGCCTTCGCTTGGCCTCTCCCTCTCCCGGTCCCAAGTGACACGACCTGGGGTGTATCGATGATGGATGAGGATGATATCCCTCGTCTAAAGGAATTCGCAAGGCCCCTGCGCGAGCAGCTTCGCCGCGAATACATGGGCGGCACCGTGCCGTCGTTCGAGAAACTGAACCAAGGAACTACCAATGGTTGACTTCGCCAAGATCAAGGAACTGGCCGACAAGGCTGCCAAGACCGGCCCGAACATGAACGAGGCTGTGCAAGGAGGCGGAGACTATACGCCGCCCGAGGCTGGCCCGACCCGTGTGCGCTTCATCTCCTATGTGGAGATCGGCAAGCACAAGGAAATCGTGATGGGCAAGCCGAAGACGCGGGACATGGCCCTGCTGACCTTCGAGTTGTCCGGCCCGAAGCACAAGCCCGAGGAGCGCGATGGCGTCAAGTACCCGCATCGCATCACTATCGAACTGCCGATCAGCCTGAACGACAAGGCGCACTTCTTCAAGCTGTTCAAGGCACTCAACCACGCCGGCAAGGCGACGCACATCGCTCAACTCCTGGGCGAGGGCTACAAGGCCACTGTCGTGCATCGGAAGTACAAGGGCCGCGACGGCAAGGAGCGCGTCTCTGCCGAGTTGTTCGACAAGGCAAAGGGCTTCTTCACCATCGAGGCACCGCGATACGAGGTGGTCAACGAGGACGGCCCGACCGGGGAGTTCAAGGTACTGCCAATCGATCCGCCCGTGACTCCTATCAAGCTGTTCCTGTGGGAC